GGACCTGCTGTATCATTATTTGTAACCCTTAGGGGTTGGGCAACTTGGGATGTATTAAATGTAGCTGCAGTTTCTCCTAAAATATTTTTATAGCTTTCTCTTAAATTTGCTTTAGTTTCGGGAGATACAGGTGCTTTAATTGGTTGGGTTTCTTGAATTGGCTGTTTATTTGATTTTACTGCCTCTAAAAGAATTTCTTTTAGTTCATCTTGGATTGCTCCTTTTACTTCTTCTCTGATTATTTTTCTTAGTATGTCTAGTTTCATAATACGAATATAACGTTATTTATAAATATTAAATTAAAATGCTTTTAAATCGTTTGATTGAATATAATATGCTAATTCATTTATCAATACAGTATCTTCAGCACTAAATGAAGCGTCACCTTTAACTAATACTACTCCTTGTGCATTTTTACCTACTGCTTGTCTTCTTTTTAAATCACCTACAGCATTTTGATCTATAGTTTGTACTTCAATTGTAAATCCATTTACTTGGTTAGTTGGAGCTACGGCATTAGCTTCAGTTTCTTTTTCTAAATCCCTTAAATCTTGGTTTATTTCTTCTAATTGTGTTCCTGGGGCACATTCAAATACTAATTGGTCTATAGCTCTTAAGATTAAGAGTATAATAATTAAAGCAGCAACTAAAAATATAAGTGCTATAAGTAATTGTTTATTTAAATTTTTATTATCTTCTATAAATTGATCTAATACTTTTTTTACTTCTTCTAAATTAGAAATTAAAGAAAAAGGTACACCTACACCAGGAGGTACAGATAAAGGGAAAGGTAGGTTTTGAATTTGGAATTTTACACCACGTAATTGGGTAGCTATATAAGTAAATAAAGCAGCTAATGCTGTATTTATGGCTACCATTTTATATATTTGGTTTAATTGTCTTACTAATCTATTTCTTCTTTGAATTGATTGTTTTAATTGATCTGGGGTAGGACAAATTGCTTTTTTTAAATCTGCTATTTTAGTAATACCAAATAGCAAAAGTAACCCAATGGCTATAGGTAATAATTTAAATAAAATAGTATTAGTCATTTTATAGATAGCATTACGTCTAACTACAATAACTTTTTCTGGGATTGATAAGGCTATATTTTTAGCTTTATCTATATTATTTTGAATTTCTTGTCTTAACTCATCAGCGGCGTATTTAGCTGCCTTATCTATATTAATTAGTCCTTTAGTTTTAATATCAGTTTTAACCATTCTTTCACTGGTTAATACTTCTAAGTTTGTAGGGACAAAATTACTAGCTGTTGCTAAAAGTTGGGTTTGAACTAAAGCTTTTTGATTGTAAGGTAAAATAGGAATACCTAAAGTAATAGTAAATTGACCTTGGTCATCAGTTTGAACTGGGTCACCAGTGGCTAAAACAGGAGATATTTTAGCTTTGGCTAAGGGTTTATTTGAAGTTTTATCAAATAATCTACCACTAATATTATATTTTTCTATTGCAGGAAAATAATCTTTTAATCTAGCCTCTATTTGTTCTGGGGTGAGTTCATCTGTAGAATCACCTATTACTTTTTTAAGGTTATTTACATCAAGATCAATACCAATAGCTTTTTTACCTGCTTCAGTTTTGATAAATTGTACCGCTAAATCTATAAGTTCTTTCTCTAACATTATAATATTTTAACAGTTTTAGATTTAAAATCCTCCATTGCAGCTTGAAATTGATTTAATGTTTCAATTAATGCTGTAGCAGGAGCAGGTGTTAAAACTAAACTAGGCTCTTGACTCAAAGAGGTAACAACCGCACTTAACCCAGCCATTACACCTGAAAGTCTATCTAAAAATATATCACCTAATACTGCAGGTTGTTCTGCGTTTGAACCACCTAATTTTAATTCTCCACTTTCTATAGCAATACTTCCACTAGTAGCTATACCAATATCACTTTTAGCAGATAAAGAAATTACTTTTTTAGATGAAAGTAAAATACTATCTGTTGTAGAATTTAATAATACACGACCTGAATTAAGGATTACTTGATTTCCTTTATATTGGTTTGGAAACTCGGGTATATTTTCATCACTAATACCTGTATAATTGGTAGAGGATGCTTTTATGGGGATAAGTTGATTTGAGGTTAAATAAATGGAAGATAAATCATTATTAATATTATCTACTATTGGTATCCATCCTTCATCACTTGAGTCTGTTGGTTGACCATTACGTAAAATGGTAATTGGATTTCCTTCTTCTCCACTTTCAGACCAATTATTTTTATATAAGCCTTTAGATTTAGTAGTTGAACCCAATCGAATTGAATTACCAAAACGGCCTTCAAATATATTATCACCTACAAAAGGTAATATTGGGTGAATATTGGTACGTTCTATAAAAGTACCTCCAGTTGGGTTATCGCCTTGTAAATTAATTTCAGTTGATTCATCCTCTACCCTACGAACTGAACCACCTTCTATGGCTTGATAATCTTGTTTTTGTTCTTCATCATCTGCCCCATCAAATATATTTGGGTAAGCATTATGGTGGGGGTGATTCCAAATAGAAATAGCATTTAAATAATAATATATTTTAGAGGTATCTTGTACCCCCATATTACTATCTGGGAGAGAGAATAATAATACTATCTCATTTACTAATGGAAATGATTTAAATTGGGGAAAAAAAGGTTTTGCTATAGGTTTTTCTACATCTTTAGCTTCAGGAGTATTTACTTGCTCAAAATTTATAGTACCAACTCCATTCCATCTTCCATACTCAATAAATTTAGGATGGGTTTCATCTAAAACAATATCAGTTACCCTGGCAGGTATTACTTTTAAATTTAATTCTTCAATAGAAGCTACTAAATTTGAAATATCACCACCAGAATTTATAGATTGTCCTAGGTAAGCTAAACCAGTTTTAGTTAGAGCCATCTTCTTGTTTAAATCCAGAGTTAAGTTTATCTAACTCTTCCATCAATTGTTGTTTTTCTTCATCACTAATCCCCAATGTATCTTCGCCGCTTGAATTATTAAGCGCACGCTGTACTATAGTTGCCATTTTGATTAATTGCTCATCGTTTCTTACGCCAATTTCTAGGTAATCTTTGATGAGGGGTACAATTAGAGTAGCATCTCCTATATCTTTAACAAGAGGTTTTAGTTCAGAGATTAAACCAGTAATTTGTTTTTCTTTTTTCTTTTGGTTATCATAAATCTCTCCAAGTATATCGGAAAATTTTTTCTTACCAAAAACTACATTATCCAATGCCATGATGTGTTTTATCATAAATATGGATATAATTAAAGATTAGAATCTAGCGTAACCATTTTCAAGATAAAAAACATAACTAGTTTTAAATATATCATGTAATTTGTTAGCTATTTTAGTTATTTTTGGTGTTTTTACATCTACCATTTCACGAATGTAGATATATAATGCTTTTTTATTAAAAACATCTAGATCCTCTCGCTTACGAAATAATTCAAGTATAGCATCTGCTATTTGGGCATCATTTTTCTTTGGAAATAATTCGTAAATATTTTGGGTAGTATGTTCTACAAATAAATCTATATATTTATCCAAATCACTTTTAACGGCATCATCACCCATACTATAAGTGTGAGTTGATCCTTCTTTATAAAGTTCAGATACATCTATTTTTTGTATCTTTTTACTATAATTCTTTGTGTTATATAATATAAGCCACCGTTTAACTATAGTACCAAAATATGAGTATGCCTTAGCTCCTCTAGTAGGATCAAATAAGTGCATTTTAGATAACAGAAATGTTATAATTTCGTGTTGCAGATGCTCCAAGTTTTCTACCTCAGTATGGTAGAATTTGAAAGTATGTATAATATTTTGTGTGAGTTTGAAAAAGGGATAGTGTATCTCATTTTGATATATCATACTACGAACCTCGGGATCGGGTTCGTTATTATAACGTACTATAGCTAATTCGGTATCATGAGTAAAGTAGTTTTTACTCTTAGGTCTTCTTTTTTTCTTAATTGGTTCCATTTATTTTTAACTGGCTTTAAATCGAGATAGTGCATTTTGCAACTTTTTTATTTCATTAAAAAACCAACCAATTTCATCATCTGAACTAAAACTACCCCTAGTGTCTAGTTCTTGAAGTTTCTTATCTGATTCCTCAATTGATGATTGAAAATTTTCAATAAACTCTCGTTGTGATACGATTATGTCTTCTGCTTTCTCGTTTTTGATTAAAAGGTTTATGGTCGTATATCCTAAGACTACGACCACTGCACCAAGAATGTATATTATTATTTCTAATGTCATTATAAACTATCTAACATACTCTTAAGACCTTCACTTTTAACTGTATTTAGGGCTTTAGACTTTGTATTAGATTTAGATTTGGACGACAATGTAAAATTGTTCTTTTGGGGATCCAAGCTATTTTCTCCTTTAAATTTAGGTAACCACTCTATTTCAAATTCTATACGAGCGGCCATCATATCTGCCTGATGTAATATAAATGGTAGAGAAGTACGTGGTTTAGCTTCGGGCATAAATGCTTTAAGATACTTTTCGTTTGCAGCATCATATAACCCATCATGTGTCTGAATTGCTAACATTTCATTAAAAGTATACTTTATATCATGTTGCTGGAGTAGAAATAACCCACGATCAGGAACAGAAGCAAAGGCAACTTGTTTATTAAACATATAATCTTCACCTAATTTATCTTTCCTCCATTGATCAGTCTGGGGGATATATGAGGCATTATTCTCGTCTCCCATTTTACCTAAATCATGATTAATAGCAGAAAATACTAATTCTTCAGTTGTAAATGTACTCATATCACAACCAAATTCAGCCCAAACTTTATTCATAGATAAGGCCGCTTTCACTACACGATTAACATGATCAACATACCCACCAGGAAAAGCAGAATGATATTCTTTTTTATGAGCCGCAGGCATTAAAATAATGCGGTCTTCATATTTTTTATAAAAATCAAGTAAACGTTGTTTACGATCTCCAGTAATGTACGTTTCAATGTTATTATTAAATTCAACCCAATTAGATTGGATTTGTTCTGCTGTTAAACTCATAACCTTTTTCTGTTTTGTTTTATTTTACAATATTTTATTGTTCGTATGGCCGCATCTACTAACCAACCAGTTGGGTTAGGTGCTAAAATAGAACCACTCATTCTTCGGTTCCATTTATTTCTCATATTATCAATATTCCTCATTAATACTTATTAAGTTCATTAGATGCCATAGGCTCTGCTTCAACCATACTTCTAATATCTTCAACAAGTGATTGTGCTTTACCTATATTAATTTTATAAGATTCAATAGGTTGTTGTGTATTTACAATATTTTGAAGGGTTGTTAAAGTACCCTCTAATGCTGCTAACTTTCGATCAATTAAATTTCTATTTCTCATAACTTATATATTTAGTGTTTTATCCCCCTTTATTGCCTTTGTTTCTTTCCCATTTTTTTAAAAACCCTGTAATATCAAGGTACGAGGAGGAAGTTATAATGGCACGTTATTTTTTAAAATGTTTTAACTGTTTGTTCTATTTTGTAAAGATGAGCACACCTTTCATATTCTTCTGTATTTTCAAAATACTCGATTGCAAGTCTTAATGAATCTAATAGATATTT